GACAATCACTGAAGGTGAAGATGATGATGTTGAGAAATATGATACTCGTGATTCCTGGAGAAATGCTAAACGAATCATTATTGATCACAGAGAAGAAAATGAAGAAGATCGACTCGTTGACTTCTTGAGTACTGAACAACCTTGTGAAACAAGTTCTTCTCTTGCAGAACGTGAACGTGCTGAATATTATCGAGCACTAGATCAAATAGAAGGTATTGATCTGGATGAAGATCCAACTTTATCAGCTATTGAGAGTATACCCGATTCTACGCAACGTCTTATTATGC